CATCTCGAGATCGCTTGCGAGTGAGGAGGGCCTGATGGGGCAAGTCCGGGTCACCTGGCACGGCGACGAGATCAAGAAGCGCCAGCGCGCAGGCCGCAACAAGGGCCTCCGCGCCGCCGCCGAGTATCTCCTGGCCGAGTCGCAGCGGCTCGTCCCGATCGAGGAAGCCACACTCGAGCGCTCCGGCGTCGCGAGCGTGGACGAATCGAAGGGCAAGGCCGCGGTCTCCTACGACACCGTGTACGCCGTCCGGCAGCACGAGGAGCTGACGTGGCGGCACGACCCGGGTAGGCAGGCGAAGTACCTCGAGCAGCCATTCGAGACCGAGCGGCCGACGATGCTCGCGCTGATCGCCGCCGCCGAACGTCGGGCGCTGCGATGAGCTGGACCTCGGACCTCCTGATCGGCCTGGCCGAGCACCTCGCCGCGCAAGGCGTCGGGGCGTTCAACCACGGCGCGGTCTACGCGTCCGGGCAGACCGGCATCTACTTCGCCGTCATGCCACCCGGCGACCCCGCCGACAACGGCTGGGACCGGGCGATCGTCCTCACCGACTACGACCCGAACGGCGGCAACAACTCAGGGGACGTCGCCCCGCGCGTCCAAGTCCGCTGCCGGGGCGTCCGCAACGACCCGCTGTCGGCGATCAACCTCGCCGCGGCCGTTCGCGACGCCATCGACGGACTCGAGCACGTCACCTTCGGGGCCGTCGAGGTCTCGCAGATCAACCACCTTTCCGGCGTCCCCATGGGGACCGACAAGAACGACCGGCATGAACGGTCGGACAACTACGACATCCAGGCGCGGCGAGTGACCGCGCTGCGCACTGAATAGGAGCAGGTCACATGACCGAAGCAACCGCCTTGCAGCGCAAGTGGGTCTGGCAGATCAACATGGGCACCGCCTCGGTTCCCGTCTGGACCAACATGCCGGGCCTCCAGGAGTTCACGCCGAACGTGGAGCCCACCGACCAGGAGGACAACGACTACGACTCCGGCGGCTGGGGCGGCAACACCCGCACCATGCTCACCTGGGGGCTCGAAGCGAACATCTCCCACCGGCAGGACAACGCGACCTACGTCGAGAACGCCGTCCAGAAGAAGGTCCGTCTCGCCGCCATGGCGATCGACACCGCCGACGGTGTCATCCACCAGCGCTGGTACGACCGCAACGGCTCCGACGAGGCGTACGAGGGCTACGGGCTGATCACGTGGGCGCCCGACGGCGGCGGCGTGGCCGACCTCGAGCGCGTCTCGATCACCGTCTCGCCCTCCGCGACGTCCCCGGCGCTCGTCACGATCTCGAACCCGGTCAACACGACCCCGGTCCCGGTGATCGGCTCGCTCTCCCCGGCCACCGGCGGCACCGCGGGCGGCACGCTCGTGGTCATCTCCGGCGCCTACTTCACCGGCGTCACCGGCGCCACGGGCGTCAAGTTCGGTGCGACGAACGCCACCAGCTACACCGTGGTCTCGGACTCCAAGATCGCCGCCATCGCCCCCGCGGGCTCGGCCGGCACGGTCCGGGTCACGGTCACCAGCCCCAACGGTGCCTCCGCGGACACCGTCGCCGACGACTACACGTACGCGTAGGCCCGCATGAGCGACGCTGAAAAGCACGTCTGGGAGAACGAGGACGGCGACCTCGTCGTCCTCCTCGGCTCCAGCGAATACGTCATCGAAGACGTCGACGCCGCCACCGGCCTGTGGGTCCAGTCGCTCACCGAGCGCTCCCGCAGGGCCAAGGCCCGCATCGACGCCGGCGAAGACGCCGAGTCCGTGGACGCGGACCTCCACCTGTCCGACGACGACGAATCGGCCCTGTACCAGCGGGTGCTCGGCGCAACCCTTGATGCCCTCGAGGCCGACGGCGTGAAGTGGCGGAAGGTCAAGCTCGTCGGCCAGGTCGCCTACGCCTGGATCGTCATGGGCCTGGACGGCGCCCGCAAGATGTGGGAGTCCGACAGGGCCCCAAAAGCGAACCGGGAGCAGCGCAGGGCGACCAGCCGCGCGTCTGGCTCGAAGACCAGAAACGCTGGGGCATCGGCCTCTACGAGTCGTACGAGGACCCGGACCGCAGCGTCCTAGCCCTGTGGCGCGACCACAGGGACCTGATCGAGGCCGACCTTCATCAGATCTACGGCATCGACATCGAATCCGGCATCCTCACCCAGCGGTCCTGGAAGTGGTTCCAGCGCAGGATATCCGGGCTCCTGACCTGTGAATGCCGGATACAGCGCAAGTTCGCGCCGCCCGAGAAGCAACCCAAGGCGCCCGCCGTCCCGCACGTTCGACGCAGATGAGGGGGTGACGGGTGGCCCTCAACCTCGGCGAACTCAATGCGGTCATCGACGCCGACGACCGCGGCTTCAACCGCACCATCGACCGCGTGCATCGCAAGATGGACCTCACCGGCGTCAAGATGGGCAGTCTGTCGGGGCTGCTCAAGGGCATCGGGAAGGCCACGGCGTTCTCCGCCATGGCGACCGGTGCCGCCGGTGCCGCCTCGTCCCTGGGGCCGCTCATCAGCCTCGCCGGGACCCTCCTCGCCACCATGGGCGGCCTCGCCGGGGCTGCGGTCGCCTTCGGGGCGTCCGGGGCCGCGGTGGTCGGCACGATGACGATCGCGTTCAACGGCATGAAGGACGCGATCGCCGGCGACGAGGACGCCCTCGAGCGCCTCCCCGGTCCCGCCCGCGATTTCGCGAAAGCCGTTTCAGGGCTCAAGGACGAGTGGGACGACCTGCGCAAGAGCGTTCAGTCCGCGTTCTTCGAAGACCTCGCCGATTCGTTCGAGACGACCGCGAAGAACGTCCTCCCGCACCTCAAGAAGGGCCTCACCGGCGTCGCCGACGGGCTCTCCGACATCGCCGCCGAGGCACTTGACGCCGCCGACTCGCCCGAGTTCCTCGACGGCATGAACGCCGTCCTCGAATCGACGAAGGACGGCCTGAAGGCCGCCAGCGCGGGCGTGGGCGGGTTCGTGCGCGGCATGGGCACCATCATGGAGGTCTTCGCGCCCCTGATCGAACGGGTCGGGCAGGGCTTCGCGGACCTCGGCGACCGGTTCGAGGCGTGGATCAACCGGGCCCGCGACACCGGCCAGTTGCAGCAGCTCATCGACACGATGATCGACACCCTCTCCACCCTGGCGGGGATCGTCGGCAACGTCGGGGCGATCTTCGCGTCGGTGTTCTCGGCCGCGAACGACCAGGGTGGCGGCCTGCTCAACACCGTCGAGTCCTTGACCGGGAAGCTCTCGGAGTTCTTCGACTCCGCCGAGGGCAAGACCGCCCTCAAGACATTCTTCGAATCTCTTGCCGCAGTGGCGGATGCGGTCGTCCCGATCGTCCTCGAGCTCGCCAAGGCCATCGGTGAAGACCTCGCCCCGCATTTCGCGACCATCGCCACCGAGGTCGGGCCGAGCCTGCGCGACCTCGTTGAGGCCCTGGGGGACGCGATCGGAAAGATCGACGTCAAGACCCTCGCTGAGGGCTTGGTCGATGTGCTCGACGCGGTCATCCCCCTGATCGGCCCCCTCGGGGACTTCCTGGGGTGGATCACGTCGATCAAGGGCCTCGTGCCCGCGATCGTCATTGCGTTGGGACTGTGGACGGTTGCCCAGTGGAGCCTGAATGCGGCCATGTACGCCAACCCGATCGTGTGGATCATCGCCCTGATCATCGCCCTTATCGCCGTGGTCGTGCTCCTGATCGCCAACTGGGACTCCGTCGTCGCCGCCGTCCAGGCCATGCAGGAGAAACTGGTCGAGATCTGGGGCATCATTTTCGACTCGATCAAGGCCCACGTCGCCCGGATCGTCGATGTCCTCGCCGAATTCGGAAAGTTCCCGAACCGCGTCTGGTCGTGGCTCATGGACATGAAGGACCGGGCCATCCAGGCCTTCCAGGCGTTCCTGTCCGGAGCGAACTCCAAAGTGGACGCAATCCTCGGGGCGGTCCAGCGCATGGGCGGCATCCCCGGCAAGGTCGCGGGATTCATCCAGTCCGCCAAGGACTCCGCGATCTCTAAGTTCACCTCCCTTGTGGACTGGGTGAAGGGCCTGCCGGACCGGATCAAGTCCGCCCTCGGCAACCTCGGATCGCTGCTCAAGAACGCCGGCCGGGACATCATCAACGGCCTGCTCAACGGCATCCAGGAGAAATTCGGAGCCGTCCGGGACAAGCTCAGCGAGCTGACCGGGATGCTCCCCGACTGGAAGGGCCCCGAGTCCACCGACAAGAAGCTCCTGGTCAAGCCCGGCCAGTGGATCATCGGCGGCCTCATCGAAGGCCTCGACTCCATGATCCCGCAGGTCGAGAAGACACTCTCGGGCCTGACGACGGACATCGGCCTGAGCGTCGACGGCACGGCCGCCCCTGGTGGGTCGCGGATGCGCGTCGAAGCGGTCACGTCCCTCTCCGATGAGGACCGGCAGCTCCTTCGCGAACTCGCGCAGGCCCGCAACCGGGTGGATGTGCGGCTCGGAGCGAACCTGACCAGCGCCACCAAGCGCGAGAACGCGATGGCGGTGAACTGATGGACGAAGGCCAGATCACCATCACCCGCGCCGACGGGACGAGCCTCCTCCTCCACCACGGGACCGTGTACCGGGTCAACGAGTTCGACCCGTTCGAACGCTCCACCAGGGCCGACCAGACCGGTTCCCTCCCATGGGGGGACGGGGACTGGTCGGGCGCCGAATGGCGCGCGGGGTCCACGATCTCGATGAAGCTGCGCATCCGCACCACCTCATGGGCGGAGCTCATGGACGCGTGGTGGGCACTCGATGCCGCGTTCGCGCCCGTGCGCACCGGCGGCGAGGTCGAACTCACGTGGAACGCCGCGGGCGTCGAATACCTCATGTACGTCCGGCCCTCCAAAGTCAGGATGATCAACCAGCTCGGGCGCACCGGCACTGCCCAAGCAGTCGCGGAGATGACAGCCCCGGACCCGTCGATCTACTCCGCCGAAGAGCACTCGGTGACGATGGGGCTGCTGCGCCGAGGCGGCGGCATCACCGTCCCGTTCACGCTCGGCGGGCTCTCGTTCTACTCGATCATCGCCGACGGCCAAGCCGACGCGGTCAACGCCGGGCATACACCCGCGCGCCTGCTGCTGCGCATCGACGGGCCCGTCACGCGCCCCAGGATCACCGTCACCGACAACGCCGGGACACGCGTCCTGTTCCTCGACACGGTCCTCGGCGAAGGCGACTGGCTCGACATCGACACCCAGTCGAAACTCGTGCAACTCAACGGCACCACCTCGCGCCTGCGCGACGCCTACGGCGACTGGCCCCTGCTCACCGGCCCGGGACTGATCCGGTTCGAGGCCGACGACTTCAACACCACCGCGCGCTTGACCGCGCGTTGGCGCGACACCTACTAGGAGACTGACGTGACTGCATTGTGGGCCTCCACTGGGGCCTCCGGGCCCGCCGTCGGGACCGCGACCGTGACGGCCTCGACCGACACCCTCTCGATCACGGCGCACGGCCTCGCCAACGGGGCCGTCGTCGTCACCTCCAGTCCCACGGGCGGCGCCTCCGGCATCCTCGTCCCCGGCGCCCCCTACTACGTCGCCTCCGCCACCGCGAACACGTTCCAGCTCCGCCCCTCCCCCGGCGGGCCGGTCATGCTGTTCTCGACCGACGGCACGGTGGTCGTCGACCAGGCCGCCTCGGTCTACGACGCGCAAGGCATGAGGGAAGCCCTCGGTGGGCTCATCACCAAGATGCGCTCGGCCTCCGCGCCAGCGGTGGGACGGTTCGGGACTCGCGCGGGCGTCATCCGCAACGGCGACACCGACGAAGTCACCCTCACCGGGACCACCGTGAACGTCGAGGACATGAACATCGTCCTCACTCCCGTCCCCTCCGGCTCCCAGCCGGGCTCCTACCTGTGCGCGATCGAATCCGACTCCCACAGCCTCACGGCCGCTGACGGCTCCAACGACCGCATCGACCTCCTTGTGGGCCGTATGAGGGACGCCGCCGTCGACTCCTCAGGGGTCATCGAAGCCGACACGTACCTCCTCGACGGCATCCCCGCGGCGATCCCCGTCCCTGAGACCCTCCCCGAAGGGGAGTTCGAGATCGCCTCGATCCTCGTCCCCCAGTCCGGGACCGGCAGTCCTGAACTGACCTACGACCCCGAGCTCGTAGTCGCCGCAGGCGGGGTCCTGCCCGTCTCGACTGCGGCGGACCTGCCGACGGTATCGGTCCGGCCCGGCGACCTCGCCACCGTTGCCGATACGAAGGCGCTGGTGCGCTCCGACGGCACCACATGGGAGACCATGGCGACCGCAGGCGGCTTCCAGTACTCACAGACGATCACCTACACCGCCTCGGGGACGTTCACGAAGGCCACCTACCCCGGTCTCCGCGCGGTGCGCATGCGCGTCCAGGCGGGCGGCGGGGCCGGGGGCGGCGCGCAAGCCACCTCCGCCACCCAGGGCTCTGCCGGCGGCGGCGGGCAGGCCGGCAACTACGCCGAGAAATGGGTCCTCGCCTCAGCGCTCGGCGCCTCCGAGACGGTCACCGTCGGCGCCGCGGGCGCTGCGAACACCGGTGCTGCGGGATTGGCGGGCGGCCAGTCGTCGATCGGCACGCACTGCACCGCCTCCGGCGGCGCCGGCGGCCCCACAGGCACCGCCAGCACCGGATTCAACGGCCAGAACGCCTCCCCGCACGTCACCACCGGCACCGGCGACATCGTCGTCGTCGGCGAAGCAGGCGGCATCCCCATATGGTCGGGCGGCACCGGCGTCACCGTGTTCGCCTCCGGCGGCGCGGGCGGCACTTCCCGGTTCGGCGGCGGAGGCCG